TGTAAAGGCTAAAGAGAACATTAATAAACCCGCCAAAGCCTCAGGACTATGGCCAAACAACGCTGATAAACCGCCTATTACAATCATTAAACCGGCCAAAGCTCCTGTTACACCCAGAAGTGTCGGCAAAGGAATAATAGATATCATCTGCAAGGCAAGTGCCATAGCAATTAATGAACCACTAAATATCACCATAGCTGCAGAGATTCCTAATAAATCTCCACCACCTAAATGTGACATGACATTCATAAAGAAGAATATTCCAACTAGCAAAGTAGCAATTACGCCCAATGAAATAAGTAAGCTGTCCCATTTAATATTGGATATCTTAGCAATCGCTTTAGCCATAACAACTAACGCAGCCCCTAATATCAGCACTGAAACAGAAACTTGATTCAATGAACTACCGTCTGCTTTGCTTCCATTAAGTTTTGACATTCCTCTCATGAACAAATATATTTCTACTAATACAACACCTAATGCGCTAATAGCAGCTGCCAATCCTTCTGGATCAATTGATGATAACCATGCCACTGACGCAGATATCACCAATAAACCAAGCGCCATTTTTAAAATTCCTTTACCAATTCGATCAAATACTTTTGTATCTCCACCAATTTCAGAATATTTTGTTACTAAAACAAAGAATGCGCCTAATGCAGCTATGATAGCTGCTAATATAGCAGTTCCAATAAGTAACGCTGGCATAGGAATTGTCGACAATATCTTTAAAGCAGCAGAAATAGCTATTAAGCCAAGACCAATGCTAATAATCATGCCGCCAATACCTTTTAAGCTTCCACCAGTTGTCGTGCGTGATTTATTTATACCAAGGAATCCACTTCTAACCACAGCGTCTTTCTTTTCTAAATTATTAATACCTTCAATAAATTTAAATATTGCTAAAAGCATTAAACTTAATACAGCTAAACCTGCAATAAGTTGTCCAGGATTAATACCACTAATCATTTTCAAAGCGCCAGCTATAGCGATCATAGCAACACTAATCGCAATAATATTCAACGCAATACTAGATGCTGAAATAGCTGATATGAAACCGCCTATTTTACCAAAAATACCAGGGGCGTTTGACATAAGCAAATTATATCTACTGTTATTTAAGCCATCTAGCATTTTAAGAAGTGCTCCGAACAATACTGAAATTAGTCCTATCGCAACTAAAGCATTACTAAGAGCGCCTCGATCTATAGAAGCTATTATCCAGATTGCGCCAGCAATCGCAAGAAAACCAAGCCCAAGCTCTTTTAATGATTTAGCAAATGCCTCATTCCAAACTCCACCTACATAATCGGAAAATGTGTACATGGTGTCTCGAACGCCTTCAAAAAATGTTTTTATAATATTGATTGTATCTGCTGGAGCAGTAAAAATCTTTTTAATCGATTTAAATAAACTAAAAATACCTTTACCTTCTTCGAAATTCCACTTATACTCAAAAAACTTCTGAAGCAAATAAACCGAAGAGAACAATCCACCTATATTCAGATTATTTTCACCTAAAGTATCTCGCAAACCTTGAATGAATTTACTAAAAGTACCTTTTATAAATTTCCAAACATTACCTACGAATGTTTTAAATGCTTCAAAAGCAGGTGTGACGCCCGTAACAAGATCTCGTATTTTGCTAAATATCTTTGCAAATCGGTCAATTACTTTTGAAAGGAAAGAAACCGATTCTGGTTCACCTTCCGCTCCATTTTCATCACCACCAGTAAAAATGACTTTAAATAATTCTCTAATCCAATGAATGCCTACCTGTGCAAGTTCAATCAATGGATCTAACATTTTAAGTAATGAGTCTAATATCTTTGAAAATTTGCTCATTCCTTCGGTATTTACTGAATTAGTAATGCCTAATAAAGCGTCACTAACATCTCCGATTAAACCTAATATTTCATTAAATACTGGTTTTAACTTAGCACCTAAAGGCATAACAAATTCGTTAAATATCTTTCCAATTATATTAGTTACAATCGTTAATGGAGATAAAAGACCTTTAACAGTACTTTGTAACTTAACTAATTGGTCATCACTTAATGTTACATAATCGACGAACTTTTCGAAATTTCTCGTAATATTTAATAGTGTTTCAACTGTCATCGGAGGAAACAAATCTCTAATAGCTCCCTTAAAAGAATCTATAATATTTGTTATATTACTTAATCCTTTTCTAATAGAGTCTATAAATATCTGATAACCCGTTCTTGTATCAATATTTTCTTTTAATATCGCTGCAAAATCAGGTATCAAATCATAACTATCTCCGAGTTCTTCCTTAGCTTTCCATGAAGCCCAATTAGGAATTTCCGTATAATATTCTTTTAGAACATCTTCATACTTTTTCCATGTATCGACCATTTTTCTCTCGTCACCAGAATCAATGGCCGAATAAATAGCTTCTAAAGCTTCTTTACGATATTCATTTGTATAACCAATTTGTTTCTGAAGTTCATCGTAATTTAATTCACCTAATTCAAATTTTGAAAAATCTGTCTGACTTACTTTATCAGCAATAGTATCCGCCCAAAACTCAAAATGTTCAAGTTCAGACATATTATCTTGCCAATATTTAATATCATCGGACTCCAATAAATTAAAATCTTTAAAAACTTGACGAAGATTTGGAATACCTTTTATATATGCTTCCAAATCATCTTGGTATTTAAGCCACGTTTCAACAATTTTAATTTTATTGCCCTCTTTTAAAGCGGCATTCAATTCCTCAATTGCTGTTCTACTATTTTTTAGAGTTTCTGCAATATTGTTAATTTTGTCTTCTTCGCTTGTTAAAGGACCTAATGCATTAAATTTATCTTTAATTATGCTTGCCCAAAATTCATAGTTCTCTGCTTCGGTTAAACTATCATTCCAGAATTTATCCGTTTCTGAAATATCAGTACCAAATTTAGCATACCAACTTTTTAAATCGGGTACTCCATCAACAAAATCTTTCAATGATGTTCCAAGCATAAGCCATGTATCAACAATTTCTTTTGCATCGCCTGTATCTAAAGCAGCTTTCATCATATCTAAAGCTTGCGATCCAACAACTGTTAAATCTTTTGGTAACTTATCATCGGATTTAAAAAATAAATCAAATATTGAACTATCTTTTTCGAGGTCGATTCCATGAATTTTATTATCTAATTCGTCAAAAGAATAACCGAATTCTTTAACCCAGTCTGTAGACTTTTTAATATTTGGATAAAATTTCGATAGAACATCTTCATATTCTTTCCAAACATTTACGATTCTTGCATTGTCATCAAGTTTTAATGCTTCTTTAAATTTTTCTAATCCTTCTTTAGCCCTTGTGTACTGAGATATAATTTTGTTTAACTCGGTACTTGACGAGTCTTCTAAAACATCTTTATTAGCAGCAGTCCACTCACTAAAAGCTGACTCAAGTTCATTAGATTGGACTTTTTTTAAAAAGTTATTAACTAGAGTATTTTCTTCTTCATGATCGTCAATGTAAGATTTAACTTCAGCTAAAAAGCTCGATTGAACGTTGTGCCATGTTCTTAAAAGACCATTTCTTTCATCACCGCTAGCAGCAAACCATTCCCACATTTCATTAGCTAACGTAGTCCATAAAACTTTTGCTTCTTCGTAATTGCCAAAGATTAATTCAAATGTTTGTGCCCATTTTGAAGAAACTGCATCTTTTACAGATTGTATAGCTTGTTCAAATGAAATTGCTTCCTGAGCTCTCATAAAAGCTGATAAAGATTTTGGAACTTCTAATCCAGCTTTTTGGTATTCTTCCGTAAGACTAGCGATCGCTTCTGACGCCGTGTCAAATTCGCCTTTGTTAACCATATCATAAATACGGTCTACTGTGTCAGAGTAACTATTTAAAGCTTTCATCATAACTTCAGATGTAGCCCAGTTACCAGATTTAAATGCGTCACCAATATTAGCTACACTTACTTCAAGACCCGATTTTCCGCCTCCATGACCCGTAGTATAGTATAGCGCTTTTCCGGTGGAATCTAATTCTTTTCTTAAGGTTCCTACTTCTACAGCAGCATCAATTAATGATTGTTTAAATCTTTCAGAATTAGTAATACCAGAAGTTTTTAATTGGTTATTCCAGACACCTAAAGTCATTAAACCTGAACCAATCGCTTTAGCAAATCCGTCAAATGCTGAACCTGCTTTTTCTGTAGAAACACCAGCATCTGCACAAGCATTAGAAATACCCATAATCGCTTGTGTAGCTTCATCCAAGTCAATACCAGAAGAAGTAAAAGAACCTATTGCAGTAGTCATTTGACTAATGTTGTATGAAGTTTCATCAGTATACCACTGCAATTTACTGATTCTATCTGTTATTGATTCTATATCATATATCTCGCCAGTTATTGGATTAGTTTTTCCACTAACGGCAGACATAATAGTCTGTTCTGAAGCAATTGCTGCATTGTATTTTTGCCATGATGCAGCAACTTGATCTATGGTTAAACTCTTAACCATTCTAATACCTAAATCACTAACTCTGCGCCCGATATTCATTAGCGCGCCCAAAGCGACCTGCTCAAAAATGCCCATTGTATCAGTTATGCTTTGAATCGATCTAGTAATAGGATTTAAATCTAACCTTAATGCACTTCTTTCAATAGCATTAAAGCTATTCTGAAACGCATTTGGATCTACAGCATTATTTAATTTCTCTAATGTATCTATACTTTGTTTTGCATTACGCTCAAAATCTTGGTTATTGAATGTCATTTGGACAATTCGTTCATCTATTGTTCTACTCATTCACTAACTCCTCCCAAGCGTCTTCTGCTATTGCGTGAAATACAGGTCTAAGCGCAGGATTAATAAAATCAACACCTTCAAAAAATTCACCATTTTGAAAAGCATGCCCATATTGTAAAAGAATAACAATCGGTATTCCTTCATTTTGGCTTGAATTTAACCATTCAATTTTTGCGCCATCTTTATAGTGTGTGATTTTGTAATACCAAGATTCTGCAGTAACTCCACTATCTTTTGGCGTTGCTTCTGCTAAAACTTGCACCCCGCGCTTACCGTATTTGTCCAGTTCACCAAGTTTAGCGATTTCTAAAGCTCTTTCCAAAAAACGATTAGTTTTTGACCAATCTCCTTTTACGTTAAACTTGATCATTTTTCTTTAACCTCTGCTATGTAATTTTGCTCTTCGCTGAGCATTTAATGACTTATTTCGAGCAAGAATGTCTTTTGTAGACATTTTCTTCTGCGGTGCATTCTTTTCTGAACAGACCCGTATCAAAGTTAAAAGTCTATTTAAATGCCACTTTTGGCATTCAAAAGGAATGTTCAATGATACCATCCAATAATAAATAACTTCACTTGTTATAATTTCTTTTTTGCCTGAAGATTTTTTATCACTGAATGTGGTCGCTGTCATAGGATCCTCAATATACTCAATTATTTTTTTAAAAACCTCTGACGGAATATACCGATAAATTTTAGGATCTACATTCGGAGTTAATGACATACACTGAATATAGTCCAAAAGTTCTTCTTGTGTTTTTTCTTCAGTTTTACTTAAAAATGGTTTTTTCCATTTAGCTTCCCACTTCGACAGAGATATCAAAGAATGCTCCAACTGTAAATGTGTTTCCGGAATGAAGTCTATGAATTGATTTGTTTTATCATCAAAACCCTCAATTCGCGGAATAGTGACATTAAGCATTATCTGTATTTATTACAGGATTATTTTGTATATTTTTTCTAATCTCATCGCGCATATCAGCAGGAAGAATCCCCAAAAAGAACTCAGTTGCCTGATCTGGATTAGAAAACAGTTCCATAAATAAATCATTATATGCTTCCGTACATTCAAACTTACGAGAAATATCTTCAGATTTCATCAGTACTTTACCATCATTTGATTTTTCACCGTATGCTTTTCGCAAAATTTCTTTTAACATTTTAATTATTTGCTGAGCATCTCTTTCCTGAATGATTTTAACTAAAAATTTATCAAGACCACCTTCTTTTGATAAACCCATTTCAATTAATTCAGTTTTACTAAGATTAAAATAAAAGTCCTCTTCACGATTATTTCCATCATAGTCAGTATATTTGATTGTTTTCTTTAACATTCCGAATTACTCCTTTCATTGAATTTGGAATATAAAAGAGCCTCCCAGTATTTTAAACCGAGAGGCTCTTAATAAGATTTCTAGCTTGGGAATGCGTGATTCTCAAACAAATAATTGATTTCATCTGGTAAAGGCAATCTAGCTATTGTGCCTTCTGTCTGCCCAGAAGCATCTGTGCCATATAAAGCATTTTCCAGAAGTACTAAATCGGTAAGACCATCAGTATCTAACTTGGTTTTATCAATTTCCAATACACAAGTAGGCTTAAAGCCTGTTACTGGTACTGGAGTGCAGGAAACCTCCCAAGACATTTCAACAGCAGAAGGCGAGTCATTGACAGTATCATGAGTTTCTGATGAAGGCTGAGCTCTGCATCCATATACTAAATGGAGCTTATAACCATAATCATCACCCTGCGTATCGTTACCAACTTTAGTTCTGTAACAGAAACCAAAAGTCTTACGAGTCTGCTGGCCAATAGTAACACCACCTGCTAATTCAGCTTCACCGTTGCACTCTGCAAAATCATCAGGATATGTGTAAGCACGAATAGTACCACCATATTCTTCTGCTGAGAACATCGTTGCATAGTTAATGTTGTCTGCCCATAATTTTGTAGGCTCGGCACCCGATGGGTTCTCATCGAAACCTAACAAACCGTTCCAGGCAACACCTTTTGAATATGCATTCTGTGCGTCAATAAGATAAAGAACCGCACGGTCAGCACCTGTTTCATAAACTTTGTCGCCGACCTGGTCCCATATTAATTTTGCCATTAATTCGTTCCTCCGTAAATTAATAATAGAGTATGAACACATCATGATAAAGACCATCATTAATAAACCGACGATCAGATGAACAATACGGTATCTCTAACATTTTGTCATACAAAACATCGTTATCTGTTTCTTTACCAATCAGTGTTACTGTAAAACGATTCATGTCTCTATAAACACGATCGTCTGCATAATGAGTATCTCGTTTATCTAATTCGTAAACTATACATGGATAACTCAACATGTTAGGTGCTGGCTGCTGGAAATATACATGCTTAATTCCCAATTTGTCGCGGAATATCTTTGATAAATCTCTTCTATCACGCGCCATGCCATAAACCTCCTAAATTCACAACTATTCGTGGGTAATCTTCGATTTCCGCCGAAGTAATAGTCCATTTGGTACCCATAAATGTTATGTATTTCATTCGATAAAAATTTTCTCTGGCGTATGGATCAGCCACGAAACTAATTCGATTTGAAACATTAAACCCGGTATTAATCTGACTATTGTCATAATTAGATCTGGTGTTTCTAATCACATCCCCATAGTAGGAATGCTCGATTATTTCTTCTGTCCACACGTCGACATCAGTTTCTTTAGGTATACAAAAACCTATTTGCCCATACCATTTAGCCATGAAAATCCTCTATTTTGAATTATTCAGTTCCAGAGTTATTAGTTTCTTCTGGAATGTCTAATTCAGTATTCTCATTGTTGGTTGGTTCAGTAGGCTGCTCTGGCAGTACTTCACCCTGAGATACTTCCGCAGTTTCTGGTGCTTCTAAGACTAACTTAGACAGATCAAAACGCTCTGTGAAAGTTGTTTCACCATCAGTAGTGATTACGATTACTTCTTGCAGATTCTTATTAGAAATCTTAAATGCTCCATTCTTATCTGGATCATCGATTATTTCT